ATTCTACCTAGGAGGATTTACGAGTTACCTCTGCTCATAACAGAAGGTAAAGTGAAAGCAGATGGTATCTGGGTTTCCCTCAAAATTGAGGCTATGGATGGCTTTGACCCCATACCTGTGGGATATGCCAACGTGAAAAGAAATGACCTACCAGACAACCCAGGGCTCAAGGAAGCCACAAATAAATTCGTATGGCAACAACTAGACCCCCCTCTAGTAGGTTCTTTCCACGCTTTACGTTGCAATAAAGGTCAATTAGAAGGGGCTTATCTCGTTAGGCTAGAAACAAGACAAGGAATGAGTGATGTCATGCAATATGGGGATTTATGGAGTATAGATGGACATGGACAGGCACGATGATTTCTATTTAGCGTGGCTTGCCCGCGATGCCCGCTTCCAAGCAAGCGTACATTTCGCACCTAAGACTAAATTAGGCTACACGATACACAGGAAGGTCTACACCAGCATGAAGGACGAGCCACAATTGAACCTCTGGTTAGCCTCTCAAGGAGTGCATGGGAGAGTTCTTCGAGACACCAAGCAGATACGTAAGGTAATTGGCCTCTTAGAGCCTATCTGGGACGCGGTAAAGGACCGAGATAACCTCCAGAACCTTTTGACCACAATGGACGCCACATCAGCCCGTAAAATGACTCACCCTGAAATGCTAAACGTCATTCGTGATTTAGATTCTTATTAAGAGAACAATACAAGAAAGTAAGAATATTGCGAATGTTTATATCCTTGGTTCTCTGACGGGGGGTTCCATGCGATTAGAAGAGATGGTTCACGATGAAGAACACCCCCTCAAGGCAATCAAGGATATGCTTGCATGGGGGAAGTGCCCTGACTTACTACTCTACGGGCCTCCAGGGACGGGGAAGACGACCACTGCTCACGCCATCTCTTACGAGATAGGTGCTGACATCTATGAATTCAACGCCTCTGACGAGCGTGGTATAGACTTCATACGCAGTCGTGTAAAACAAGTAGCCACTCAAAGGGGCTACGGTGAGCACACCATCATTCTACTTGACGAGGCTGACGGGCTCACCAAACAAGCACAAGACGCCCTCAGACGCATTATAGAAACAGGGCATGGGCTCTTCATACTGACAGCAAACGAACCTGCGAATATCATACCCGCATTGAAGTCACGTTGCGTCTCATACGAATTCAGGCCATACAATGCAAAGGAGGTCGAGATGTTCCTCCCTGAATGGGCAAAACCTCTAGCAGTAGAGACATGTAGTGCCTACAATGGAGATTTAAGGAGAATCTCTCTAGCATTGGAGTCTGTGAATGAGGATTTTGACGGTTTGAAAGAGATGGCCGGGGCAGAAGCCAAGGCTTACTCAGACCCCGCCTTGTCACTAATCGGTGGGGATTGGGAGGGGCTCAGAAAGGAGTTGCAGGCTCTAGCCAGCCATCATCCCTCCTCGAATACCGCATTATTGAACAGGTTGCACCAAAAGGTGCGACAACTTGATATGGAACCTGCTAGGTTCCACCACTATTCCCGCATCTGGGGAGATGCAGTGTTGGCCGCCCATCAATGGCCCCTCTCACAAGAGGGATTCATTGACTGGTTCGTAGGTAGCCTCGCTTCCCTGTGGGACCAAGAGAAGAGTGAACAAAATGAGTGAACAAAAATTACCAGAAGAAGTAAAAGAAAGATTGCGATGGTACGCTGAACAGCACAGCATACCAGAAGGGGAAGCCGAGAAGCATTATCTCGATTACATCGAAGAGCATCTAGGTATCGTCAACCCAAATGAAGAAGATGAAGATTTTCTTGTTGACGCTGCTGAGACTTTCGTTGTAGAAAGGAGGGTAATGCAAGCACCTGGTGGGAACACCATAGACCTAGTCGGCTGTTTCGTAGCAGTTGAGCCCAAGATGAGAGATAAGAGGGCTAATGTGCGAAACAAAGCCCTAACGGAGGCCAGGAAGGACCTAAGTGCGGCTATAGATGCCGGCACGGTAGCCCGAGCATTCGTTGAGAATGGTGTGTGGATGCTTGAGAAGGCCAATGGCATAGTAGCATCTACCCAAGACAGGTTTGTAGAAGGCGAAGACCCTTGGTTCTTGGTGAGAGACAGTGGAATGACACTGTGCTTGCTCCAGAGTAACCCAGATTGGGCTAGACACGGTGAACCAATTGCTCCTGAACTATGGAGTAGAACCTACCGATTCCTCGGAAACACCCAAGATAGATTCACAGAAGAAATGAACCTATGGCGCATTGATGTGAGTGGCTCTTCGGAAGAGGATGTATCTCAGCCTATCAAGGAAGGATATCCTTGCATCATCAAGGTTAGACCTCAACCCGACAAGATGAATGAAGGGTGGGAAGATGTATATCGCGCAGCGAATAACTTCTTCAAGAATATCAACTACACCGATGAATTTGTGGACAAAGAAGACCGAGAATACCTACGTGGTGACATACTGATGGGAGGAATGGACTGCTACGTGAACGACCTGACTGAATTGATGGAAGTCTATCAAGACAAGTCTGAGAAAGTAGCAGGATTCGACAACCCAATTGGACCTCTGGTCTGCATCAAAGGAAAGGTGACAGATATCAACAGAACTGGATATGACACAGATTACGACCCATGGGGTAAGGATTTCACTATGAGAGTGTCTTCTTTCCAACTCCAGAGGGAATTTGCCAATGATATGTGGCGAAAGGAAATTTCTGTAAGAGTGCATGGATTCCTGGGTGACGTGAATCATGGTTTCGACTACGAAGGCCGTGAGGGGTGGAAGCCTTACGCAGTCAAATCCACAGTCTATATCTTCGGTAGACTAGGGCTAAGAGCCACTGATGAGGGACAAGTCCCGAATATCAAGGCTATGGGCATTTATGCACCCCCTAGGCTGGCTATCCCAGCCGGTGAGGGTGGCGACACGAGCCTAGACCAGTTTGGTGGTGGTGACCAATGAGTGGATTCAAGGCTCTCAAGGAAAAGGAGCAACAGGAAGAGTCCAGCGTCGAGAAGACTTCCAAGGATTGGAAGAAGTCCCTAGACAACGACCTAGGTCCTGACCCTAAGCAACATCTACCCACCCCAATGCAGCAGAAACCAAAGGAAACTGAGTGGTTCGCTGAGGAAATAGCACCAATTACAGGTGAATTTGGTGGTATTGTGGGTGACGATGGAACCTGTAAGACTGCAGTGGTCTTCGATAGCATCCCTAAAGGGCAGTCATGCCTAGTGATTGACTTCGATGGCGGTGGTGCTAAACTTCGAGATGCGTTCTATGCAGACAGGCGTTCTGAGTTCAAGTGCCAAAACCCTTGGGTAATGCAGGATGAGGCTAGGACAGCCTACAACTACCCTGCTACACACGATAAGGTGATGAGCATAGGCAGAAGGGCTCTAGAATGGGCACAGGCTCAAAATCAGCCTGGGTACACTGGTGAGACCCTCAATACGGTCCTAGTGACCGCAGTGGACCTATGGGACTCAGTGGCTAGCGCTTGCATGTTCATCGAGGACCTAGGGACAGCCCCAGACGGAATAGGGGCTAAAATCAGCCCTCACGAGAAGGTAGGGATGAGGTTCAACTGGCAGATACGCAGCACGCGATTCCACCAACTGACATCCCTATGCAGGGAATTGACCCGACATGGCGTGAATGTCTACTACGAGACGCACTGGAACTACGAACAGACCAAGGAAGGTACCATGACAGGCAACAGAAAGCCTCGATGGGAGAAGCAGACGGCTAACTACCTACACACCATCCTCGAAACCGGCACGAATGCGGTGAGAGATGAAGAAGGACGTCTAACAGGCGAAACTCGTTATGAAGCCACTTTCACAAAATGTAGAAGTCGCCCTAACTTGTTAAACAAGACCAGACTCATTATGACGACCTACGAAGACAAAGACCACAAGTGGCATGGGCTCCCTGAATTGAAGAGGGAGTGAGATGGTTTGCAAACGGTGTAATGGCCTAGGAATCCTGATGAGAGTGACAAACACTCTCCATGGTAAGGACTTCGAGCCAGATATGTGCGAGTGCGAAATGGAACATCAATATCAGCAACAACTCGAGTCTATGGAAGACCGAAAAGTTCTTATACACGATGTACGCGAGGCCGCGCCAGAATTGAGGGACTGCTCTAAAGGGGTGAGAGAATCACCCGAGTGAAATTGGGTAAGGCAGCACTCACCTCTTTTCTGACTGGTTTCGGTCCAGGAGTGGGTGACCTCACATTACAAGCAGGGCAAATGTCACTTAGGGGCACAGTGGCTCTCCCCACTCACCTCCTCGACACTCAAGTCAGTGCCACAATTGAGGACCCTGGTACGCTGGTCATTGCTGATTTACCTAAGGTTC